CAACTGCAAGAGAACTTTTAGCAAGACTTGCAACTGCATATGAGAACTTGCCCAAATGGATGCAACAGGGTATTCTTGTATGGAACAAAGGTAATATAGAATTAGAAAATGGATCAAAGATACTGGCTGCTTCTACGTCTGCAAGTGCTGTCCGAGGCATGTCGTTTAACATTCTCTTCCTCGACGAATTTGCGTTCGTTCCAAACCATGTTGCAGATGCCTTCTTTGCCTCTGTTTATCCTACTATTACTTCTGGTAAATCAACGAAGGTAATTATTGTTTCAACGCCTCATGGTATGAACCACTTCTATAGAATGTGGCATGATGCAGAGAAAGGTAAGAATGAATATATCCCAACTGATGTTCATTGGTCAGAAGTTCCTGGTAGAGATGAAGTTTGGAAAGAACAGACTATTAAGAACACATCTGAGCAACAGTTCAAGATTGAGTTTGAGTGTGAGTTTCTTGGTTCAGTTGATACACTGATTGCACCAAGTAAACTTAAATCACTTATCTATGATAATCCAATCAAACAGAGTGCAGGTCTTGATATTCATGAAGAACCAAAACCAGATCATGATTACATAGTCACTGTTGATGTTGCTAGAGGAGTAGGAGAGGATTATTCAGCATTTATTGTTGCAGATATAACAACCTTCCCACATCGTGTTGTTGGTAAGTATAGGAATAATACCATCAAACCTATGTTGTTTCCAAATATTATTTGGGAAGTGGCAAAGTCTTATAACAATGCATTTATCTTATGTGAGGTCAATGATATTGGGGACCAGATTGCATCCATCCTTCAATATGACCTAGAGTATCAAAATCTACTGATGTGTGCTATGAGGGGTAGAGCAGGTCAGGTAGTTGGTCAAGGATTCTCTGGAACAAAGACACAACTTGGGGTCAAGATGTCAAAAACAGTCAAGAAGATTGGTGCACTCAATCTCAAGACTATGATTGAAGAAGATAAATTAATCTTTAATGATTATGAGATTATATCTGAACTTACAACATTCATTTCAAAAGGTAATTCATTTGAGGCAGAAGAGGGATGTAATGATGACCTTGCAATGTGTCTTGTAATCTATGCATGGTTAGTTGCTCAGGATTACTTTAAAGAGTTGACTGACCAGGATGTTAGAAAGAGATTATACGAAGAACAGAAAAATCAAATTGAACAAGACATGGCACCTTTCGGATTTTTAGATGATGGAATTGGTGATGATGCATTCGTAGACTCTGAGGGTGATAGGTGGACTAGTGCAAATCCATATGATGAATATGGTAGTACTGCCGGTGGATGGACACTATGGAATTACTAACATGAATTTTGAGGAGCAGATAGAATTCAATCACTTATTACTCACAGAAAGAAAATGTAATAAGTGTGGGAGAACCAAAAATCTTTTAGATGGGTTTTATAGAACTAGAAAAGATAGGGGCCCAGTTCTCTCTTCTTATTCTTATGAGTGTAAAGAATGTACCATCAAAAGAGTTTTAAATTCTAGAAGTTGTAAAACTGATATTAAATACGAACCAGTTCCTAGAATAAAAGACGTATATCCAGATTGGTAGTGTTCACTTCCTGTTTCCCCTATCAAAACAGTCAAATTTCTAAATACTAATAGATTTACGAGACCCAAAGGAGAGAGAAAACATGGCTACTCCTCAATTATCTCCAGGAGTATTAGTCAGGGAAGTTGACTTAACTGTTGGTAGAGCTGAGAATGTTCTGGACAACATTGGTGCAATCGCTGGTCCATTCCCAATCGGACCCATTGACGAACCAATCACGATTGAAACGCAACAACAACTCCTGGATACTTTTGGTAAGCCAATTAGTAGTGACAGACAATACGAGTATTGGATGACTGCTAATTCTTTCCTTTCTTACGGAGGAATTCTTAAAGTTGTTAGAGTTGACAATTCTGGACTCAAAAACTCCAATGCAGGTGTTGGTCAGTCATTTTCAAATAGTCTTAAGATCAAGAATTTAGATGATTATGAGACCGAATTTGAAACATCTTCGGAATTTTATTGGGCTGCCAAAAATAGTGGAAAGTGGGCTGATGAATTGAAGGTTTGTATTATTGACAATAAGGCTGACCAAGTTATTGGTATTACTACTACTAACCTTGAAAATCAAAACTTTGTTGTTGGTTATGGTATCACACAAACTATATCAAACGTTAAAATTCCTGGTACTGATGGCACTACAAGTAGTTTCTCTGGTGTTATTAAAGGAATTATTACCGGAGTTTCCACTGATACTGTAAATAGTAATAGTAAAGTTGAAGTAAAAGTTGTATCAAGAGTTAGTACTGCTGGTGTAGAGACTCCAATCAATTATAAACAGCTTGATAGCGCAAGTTCATTTTCTGCCAATACTGTAATACCTGTTAATAACGATAATACATTTACTGGTATTGCTGCACAATCAGTAACTGACTGGTACGATTCACAGACACTTGGTCTTGATAATAGTACTGTATTCTGGAAATCTATCGCAGGTAGACCAGTAACTAATAATTACGTAAGTAAGAGAAGTGGTTCGAATGATGCAATTCACGTTGCAGTCGTAGACGATACTGGCAATGTAACTGGTATTCAAGGAAATATCCTTGAGACTTTTACATTCCTTTCAAAAGCAAAAGATGCAACCGCTGATGGTGACAATCCAACAAGAATTTATTATAAGGACTTTATTGCACAAAATTCGAAGTATATTTTTGCAGGCAAAAATCCATCAACAGCAAGTGACTCTTTCTGGAAAACAGAACCTATTGCATCTGGTTTCTCCACATCATACACCGAATACACGGTTGCACAAGGTATTTGGGGACAAGAAGCTCAAGATGTAAACTTCTCCTCTCTTGGTCAAGTAACCTATCCACTTACTGGTGGTAAAGATTACGGAACTAATGGAGACGGATTTTTGGCAGAACTCGGAGGTTTAATTACAGGTTATGGACACTTTGCAAATAAAGATGAAGAAGAAGTAGATTATCTCATCATGGGTCCGAGTGTCGGAGACAATAGAGAAAATACCCAAGCAAAAGCTAATTATTTAATTAGTATTGCTGAGGATAGAAAGGATTGTGTTGCTACAATTTCCCCAGTCAGAAGTGATGTTGTGAATGAAACAAATTCAACAAATCAAACTAACAATATTCTAACGACTTTTAGTCCTATCACTTCTTCATCTTATGCAATATTTGACTCGGGCTATAAGTACACCTTTGATAGATTTAACAACGTATTCAGATACATCCCAACCAATGGTGATGTCGCTGGTCTGTGTGTAAGAACTTCTATCGAAGCATTCCCTTGGTTCTCACCTGCTGGTTTACAAAGAGGTGTTCTGAATAATGCAGTCAAGTTGGCATATAACCCAACTAAGGCTCAGAGAGATGTTCTCTATGGTTCAAGAATCAACTCCATCATTACTCAAAGAGGTGCTGGTATTGTTCTCTTCGGTGATAAGACTGGTCTTGGATTCTCCTCTGCCTTCGATAGAATCAATGTTAGAAGATTGTTCCTGACTGTAGAACAAGCACTTGAGGGAGCTGCGAATGCTCAACTCTTTGAGCTCAACGATTCAAACACAAGAGCTAATTTTGTCAACATTGTTGAACCTTATCTCAGAGATGTTCAAGCTAAAAGAGGTATCATTGACTTCTTAGTTGTTTGTGACGAGACAAACAACACACCTGATGTTATTGACAACAATGAGTTCAGAGCTGACATCTTCCTGAAACCATCCAAGTCTATCAACTATGTCACACTGACATTTGTTGCTACTAGGACTGGTGTTGACTTCCAAGAAGTTGTAGGATCTGTTTGATTTTATTAAATAACTAAGGAGGATTAACCAATGGCACAAACAAAATCCCTTTCACAATTTAAATCGAGACTTGCGGGTGGAGGGGCCCGCCCAAATTTATTTGAAGTCACGATGCCCGCATTCCCATCAGCTGTTGCTGATGCATGGGGAGGTGGAGACCAGGCTGAAAGTGGAACTTTCAAGTTCCTTTGTAAGGCAGCTGCACTTCCTGCATCGGTTGTTGCATCTTACAATGTACCTTTCAGAGGTAGAAACTTGAAGGTTGCTGGAGACAGAACTTTCAATCCTTGGACTGTTACCATCATCAATGATGAGGACTTCCAACTCAGAACTGCATTTGAAAGATGGGCCAACGTCATCAGTAAGCTTGATGATGCAACTGGTGTTACCAACCCAACTTCATACATGACTGATGCATACGTTCAACAGTTAGGTAGAGGTGCTGAAAGATTTGCAACCACGAATGAAGGTGGTGAGTCAGCTGTTCTCAGAACTTATAAGTTCTTTGACATCTTCCCAACTAACATCAGTGAAATTGCTCTGAGTTATGATAGTTCAGATACATATGAGACTTTTGACGTAACCTTTGAAGTTCAATACTTCACTATTGGTAACTCACTTGAGTCTAGTGCTTCTAACGCTGGTGAAGTTCTGATTGAATGATAAATAACTAGACAAGACAGTCTAGTAAATATAATGGCCAGATTATTTGGTTTTTCAATTGAAGATAGCGAAAAGACCCCTGCTGGTGCAGTTTCTCCAATCCCACCCTCTAATCAGGATGGAAGTGAGAACTTTGCCAGTAGTGGTTTTTTTGGTAGTTACAATTTAGATATTGAGGGTCTCTATAAAAATGAGACCGACTTAATTAGAAGATACAGACAAATGGCTCTGTATCCAGAGTGCGATAGTGCCATTGAAGATATTGTAAATGAAGCAATAGTATCGGACACAAATGATAGTCCTGTTAAGATTGAACTATCAAACTTAAAGGCTAGTGATAAGATTAAAAATATTGTAAGAGATGAGTTTAGTTATATTCTTGAACTTTTAGACTTTGATAAGAAGTCACATGAAATCTTTAGGAATTGGTATATTGACGGAAGACTTTATTATAATAAAGTTATTGACCTCAAGAATCCTCAAGAAGGAATTCAAGAACTGAGATATATTGATGCATCAAAGATTAGATATGTAAGAAAATTGAAAAAGACTGGTGAGGATAGTATTCAGTCAGCGAGATCTCAGTTCAATAATTCAGATAATCTTTCATATAATTATCCTGAGATTGAAGAATATTTTATCTACACACCCGATAGTTCAACTGGTACAAGAGGTTCAGGTTACGGAGGTAATCCTCAAAAGGGTATCAAAATGACCCGTGATTCTATCACTTATTGTACATCAGGTTTAGTAGATAGAAACAAAGGTCTTACATTATCTTGGTTACATAAGTCAATCAAACCTCTGAATCAGTTGATGATGATTGAGGATTCATTGGTCATCTATCGTCTTTCCAGAGCTCCAGAACGTAGAATTTTCTATATTGATGTTGGCAATCTTCCAAAGATTAAAGCAGAACAATATCTTCGTGATGTGATGATGCGTTATAGAAATAAGTTAGTCTATGATGCAAATACTGGTGAGATTCGTGATGATAAAAAGTATATGTCTATGATGGAAGATTTCTGGCTTCCTAGAAGAGAAGGTGGTAGAGGAACTGAAATTACTACTCTTCCTGGTGGTCAGAATCTTGGAGAGATCACAGATATTAATTATTTTCAGAGAAAATTATATAGAGCTCTAAATGTTCCAGAAACTCGTATTGAGGGAGAAGGTGGTTTCTCTCTTGGTCGTTCTTCTGAAATTTTAAGAGATGAGATTAAGTTTTCCAAGTTTGTTGGAAGAATGAGAAAGAGATTCTCATCTATGTTCAATGATATGTTGAGAACTCAACTTCTTCTCAAGAATGTTGTAACTCCAGAAGATTGGGAATACATGGCAGATCATATTCAGTATGACTTCATGTATGATAATCACTTTGCAGAACTTAAGAATGCAGAACTTACAACAGAAAGACTGAATCTTGCACAACTTGCAGAACCTTATGTTGGTAAGTATTACTCGCAGGATTATGTTCGTCGTCAGATTCTACGTCAAACTGATGAGGAGATTATTGAACAGGATACTCTTATCGAGAAAGAGATTGAGAATGGTGTAATTCCTGATCCAAATGCAATGGTAGATCCAATGACTGGAGCTCCTATGGATCCCGGTATGGGAACTGGTGGTGGAACTCCAGATGCAATTCAAGCACCAACTTCACCTAAGGATCCAGAAGCTAACGGTGTTTCTAGTCCCGAAGGCGGTATCATCTAAATAATTTTTGTAGAATTAATTCTTTTTTATGGACGAACTTATGAATATGCTCGTCAGTCCAGACGAGTCATCATCACAAATTAGTGATAAGATCAAAGATATTTTGTTTGCAAAAAGTGCAGAAAATATTGAAGCCATTAGACCTAACGTAGCATCAACAATTTTCGACGGTCCAGAAGATGAAGTTGAAGACGAAATTGAATCAGATATTGATTCAACAGAAGTTGATGATGGGGAATAATAAATAAGTATTATAGAACTATATCAGTATAATGTCAGCAACTAGACCCGTTGGAATTAATAGTACTATTGCTACAAGTGGTACTTCTGCAACAACAACAGCCTTTCAACAACAATCCGATACTTTGAGGATTGTTGCAGAAACAGCCGGAGTTCATGTTACTTATGGTGCAAACCCAGTTGCAACCACTACTGATTATTATGTGTCAACTACAGACACTGCTGAAATTTCACTGGGTCCTGTGTCATCTCAAAGAGTTGTAGGAATTACAACTGGTACCACCACAACTATTGATTTCCCAGAGGGAACAGGTAGTCCTTTTGATGTGGGTGATTCAGTCACATTAACTGTAACTGGTCAATCAAACTTTGACTTTGAACATAAGACTGTGCAGAGTGTAAATAACACTTCTGGTGTTGGGGGTTATTTCAACACAAGAATTGTGGTTGATCATGATTCAAGTTCAGTCACTGATGTATTTTCATCTCCAGATGCAACACTGAGAAAGTCTTTCAAAGTTGCTGTAGTCACAGATTCTGGAACTGGCAAGGCATTCATCCAACAAGTACAAGTATCCTGAGAACAATGAAACTAATCAGAGAAGAAATCGAAACAGTTGATTTTATCGTTGAGGAAAAGAACGGTAAAAAGTCTATGTTTATTGAAGGTATTTTCCTTCAAGGTGATATCTGCAATCGTAATGGTAGAATGTATAAAATGGATACTCTAAGAAAAGAGGTCCAAAGATATAACGAGAATCACATTCAAGCTGGTAGAGCACTTGGAGAACTCGGACACCCTGATGGCCCGACAGTTAATCTGGATCGTGTCAGCCACAAAATTGTTTCGCTCAAAGAGAACGGAACCAATTTTATCGGTAAAGCAAAAATCCTTTCGACTCCAATGGGTAAGATTGCAGAATCGCTCATTGGAGAAGGAGTTAAGCTTGGTGTTTCTTCTAGAGGTATCGGATCTTTGATGCAAACGAAAGAAGGTGTCAATGTTGTTGGTCCCGACTTTATGTTAGCGACTGCTGCTGATATTGTTGCTGATCCTTCTGCTCCTGATGCATTTGTTGAAGGTATCATGGAAGGTAAAGAATGGATCTGGGATGGTGGTATCCTCAGAGAATCACTTGCATCCAAAACTTATAAGTCCATTAATACTCTTGTCACTCAAAAACAGCTTGATGAGAAAAAGGCTGATCTATTCAATGACTTCTTAAATAGTCTTTGATAATACTTATTGAAATATATAAATTATAAATAAATATAGATTAAAAAAGGTTAATCGGAGTAACTTCAAATGTCTCGTGGAGATTTACAAGAAATGGAGCAATCTAAAACTGCTGTGAACGCGAACGCCAAACCTGCTGAGCCTATGCATAAGCTCTCCAATCCAGGTGAAGGTCAGTCAGTTTCTTATGACGATCTTGGTGGTCCTACCCCTGAGAACTACAGACCAACAGACGATTCTGCAAAACTTAGCGAACCTAAGATTGCAACTGTTGCTGATGTAGTCACAAAGAAGGCTAGGAAAGCTGAAGCAATGGCTAAGATGTCTAAGATGGAGGAAACAGAAACAGAAGAGGAAGTCCTCGAAGAGGAGGAGACTGTATCCGAATCTGAAGAAGTTACCGAAGAAACTGTTGACATCGAAGAAGATGTAAACGCACTTCTTGGTGGCGAAGAACTCTCCGAAGAATTCAAAGAAAAGGCAAGAGTCATCTTTGAAGCAGCATTAACCTCAAAAATCAAAGAAATCCAGGAAACCCTGGAGGTCCAGTACGCTGAGCGTCTGGAAGAGGAGAGACAATCCCTGAAGGGAGAACTCACCGAAAGAGTTGACTCATACCTCGAATATGTCTGCCAAGAGTGGATGAAAGAGAATGAGTTAGCAATCGAACATGGTCTCAAGACCGAAATGACTGAATCCTTCCTGTCTGGCATGAAGGGTCTTTTTGAAGAACATTATGTAGTAATCCCTGAAGATAAGTATGATGTACTTGAGAGCATGGTAGAAAAACTTGATGATATGGAGACAAAACTCAATGAGCAAATCGACAAGAACATCGGTCTGAACAAGAGACTCGCTGAGTCTACTGCAGATGTAGTTCTTTCGGTTGTCTCTGAAGGTCTCGCCGAGACACAGAAAGAGAAGCTCGCTTCACTTGCTGAAAGTGTAGAGTTTGAAAGTGAAGAAGAATATCGTGAAAAGTTGGAGACCTTGAAGGAGTCATACTTCTCTAAGGCCCCTACTGCAAAATCTGAAGCACCACAAACCCTTTCTGAGAGTGTTGATTCAACACCCGCTCCCGTAGCATCTTCTATGGAAGTATATCTCAGAACTCTGGGTGCATTCAAAAAGTGAATTTAATATTCATTCAAACAAAAACAACTAAAAGGTAAAAGCAAATGTTTCAATCAGAACATCTGCAGGAAAAGTGGAGTCCACTTCTCGACTATGAAGGTCTTGATCCCATCAAAGATTCTCATCGTCGTTCTGTAACCGCAGTCCTGCTCGAAAACCAAGAGAAATTCCTCCGTGAGGAGCAAGCATTCCAGTCAGGTATGAACCTGATGGAAACCCCAACCAACTCTGCAAACGCTGCTGGTGCATCCGGTGGTTTCAGTGCGGGTTCCGCAGAAGCCGGTCCTACCGCTGGTTTCGATCCAGTCCTGATCTCCCTGATCAGACGTTCAATGCCTAACCTGGTCGCATATGACCTGGCTGGTGTTCAACCAATGAACGGTCCTACTGGACTCATCTTCGCAATGCGTTCACGTTACGAGCAACAACTCGGTGGCGAAGCATTCTATAATGAGGCAGATACCGCATTCTCCGGTCAAGATGCTAATGACGATCTGATCGCTGGCTTTACCGATGGTCCAGCTGGTATGGGTACTACCTCACAAGCAGGTACTAATCCTTCACTTCTTAATCCTGTTGGTACTGCAACCTCTACCGCATATAATGTCGGTCAGGGTATGGTAACAGGTGACGGTGAAACACTTGGTAGTGAAACCGCCACAGATTTCAACCAGATGGCTTTCTCAATCGAGAAAGTTACTGTAACCGCTAAGTCAAGAGCACTCAAGGCTGAGTACTCCTTAGAACTGGCACAAGACCTGAAGGCAATTCACGGTCTGAACGCTGAAGCAGAACTTGCTAACATCCTCTCTACTGAGATCCTCGCAGAAATCAACAGAGAAGTCATCAGAACAATCTACAAGATTGCTGAGCAAGGCGCTGTTTCTAACACCGCAACTGCTGGTGTATTTGACCTCGACATCGACTCCAACGGTCGTTGGTCTGTTGAGAAGTTCAAGGGTCTTCTGTTCCAGATTGAGAGAGATGCTAACGCAATCGCTCAGAGAACTCGTCGTGGCAAGGGCAACATGGTTCTGTGTTCAGCAGACGTTGCTTCCGCACTGGCCATGGCTGGTATCCTGGATTACACCCCCGCACTGAATGCAAACCTGAATGTTGACGACACTGGTAACACCTTTGCCGGTACAATCAACGGTAAGTTCCGTGTATACATCGATCCATATTCGGCAAACCTGAGTGCTGCTAATGCTGCTACCAACGGTGGTAACCAGTATTACGTTGTTGGTTATAAGGGTTCTTCACCTTATGACGCAGGTCTCTTCTACTGCCCATATGTTCCCCTCCAGATGGTTCGTGCCGTTGGAGAGAACACCTTCCAGCCTAAGATCGGCTTCAAGACC